TTGCAGATCCTGTTGGGTATGATTTTATGATCAGTCTACCTAGAGATGACTCATCATATATCTTCATCACATCATCTTTTCTATCAATTATATCGCTACTTGGAATATCACATAAGTTAGAATCATATCTTATTCCTACAGCATTTTCTGATAGCTCGAATGTATAATGAATGACATTTTTACCTACCCGTAATGCTTCACTGCCTACATGAACAAGAAAGTGTGACTTTCCCACTCCGGTATTTGCTATGATAACCCCAAGTTCACCTCTTGCAAGACCCCCATTTAATATGTCTTTTTTATCAATTTGTTGAATTCCTGTTGGACATGTTAGTCTTGATATTTTTGTAAATCTTACATCAGTATCATTAAAAAGGTCATGCCCTAATGATGTTGTCATTCCTATTGCAAGAGCATCTTTCATAACATCTACAACTGACTCATACTTGTCTGTTGAAATCAGGCCAATGGACTTCTCAAGTGCATCTCTGAGAGCCTGTCTCTTACAAAAATCAAGTGTTTTATCTTTAACAAATTGAAGATCTCCCATATCAGGATTTGTTTTTACCCGATGTAAGAATTCCACAATTTGATCTCTAAGAAGGATATCACTTCCCTCACGTAGATCATCACGAATAATTGTGATTAATAGTGAGAGTGTTGGAAATGTCTTATACTTGGAGTGATAATCAAAAAAATTTTGAGTTAAATATTTTAAATACTTTACATCAAAAAACACAGGTGACATGATCTCAGACATCTGCACCGCCCAATTGCTATCTGTAATAAAGCACTGAAATATCTTTTCCTGGAAATTTTTTCCATACTGCTTAAAATGAGCAGGAGATGATACTTCATCCATTCTTAACTCCAATATGATTCATTGCTAAAAACATTCTATCTACATTAAACGTTTGAATTCCTTCACGCAAAAGAATTCTCATGATCTGAATTTTATTCTTTGTAGGAGCGAAAGTATCAAGAGATGATGTTATTCTTTTAATTTGTGAAGAAGATAGATTGCCCGTGTCAAGATATATTAGTTTCCAATTTCTCCTAATGACATCTTCATTCTCAACGATGTTTTGATATGCTTTTATCTTGCTTCCCTCTTTTATCATTAAGCCTGAATGATTAATAACATCATCTATAGTTACATCATTATCTTCATTAAACACTGGAAATCTCTTAGCTAGAGTTTTAAATCCAACACCTTTTATACCATTAATATTATCAGAAGCATCTCCACAAATAGATTTAGCTAGACAAAAATTCTGTGTTGTTATTCTAAATTTTTCCTTTACTTCCTTTGAAGTTACAAGCTTTTTCCAGGTTGGAGAATATATGATTGTCTTATTGTCAAGCAGCTGATAAAAATCTCTATCTGAGGAAACTATTAGTTTTCTATTTTCCCTATACGAATATTTGCTGATATACCCAATTACATCATCTGCCTCACAATCAGGAATATACAGCTGACAAACGGGTGTATGCTTAAGTGCCTCTATGATGACTAGTATCTGCTGGTTTCTATTTTGAACTGTGTCAGGTAGATCATCATCATAATATCGATTAAGCTTTGCCGGTCGTCTACCCTGTTTGTATTCACTGTAAAGAGATCTCTTTTTTGTTGATCCGCCGCCTTCCCAAACAACTATTACTTGGGCTGGCATGTATCTTTCAATCAGCCCTATTACTGAATAGAGAAATCCAACTATTCCACCCACATGTTGCCCATTAGATCCGACTGCAGGGTGTGCAACATAGTGTCTTGTAAAAAGATTTAAAGCATCAACAATTAATACTAATCCGCTCTCATTATTCAAAATTAATCCTCAGGATCAATGTCAATCATTGCATCTGCAATTGATCTCATCTCCTCATAAGACTCAGTATCGATGTCAAGCTCGTCTTGATTAAACTTTTTAACCATGCATCTTTCAAGCAAGTCATCAATATATGGTCCATATTCTGGGTGATTTATTACGTCATCAAATTCATTTTTTCTAAACTTCTTTTCGATTATCAGCTCACCAGTCGAGACATTGGCGACCTCTAGCTTTTTCCATCCACCTGTTCCCTTAAGCGAAATTTCATTTCCATCGATTATCTCAGCGCCGTGTTTTCGAAGTGTGTCAAATATTTGCTCGTGCTCCTTTATTCCAACACCAAAGTGAATCTCAAAGTTACATGTTCTAAAGGGTGCAGCTACCTTATTTTTAATTGTCTTTGCTGAAACATGTATTCCTATTACATCATCACCTCTTTTGATCTGCTGCCCAGCACCTAATTTGATTCTTGTGGATGCATGAAATGGTATTGCCTTTCCACCTGGTGTTGTTGTTGGATCACCGTACATGACACCGATTTTCATTCTCGTCTGATTTAGAATTACAAAAAGTACATTCTCATTAGCAATAACACCTGTGATCTTTCTCATTCCCTTGGAGATTGCTCTTGCTTGGAGTCCAATAGAATCCTTATCATAATCTCCTAATAGCTCTGCCTTAGGTGAAGATGCCGCAACAGAATCCCAGATGATCGTCACAGGAACATCCTTGTCCATCGCCTTTGCCTTAAGTATTGTTGACTCAGCGATTGATAGAACTTCCTCTGTGCAGTGAGTGTCAACGTATACAAATCTATTTGAGACGTCCACACCCAAGAGACCAAGATTTTCAACTGATGTTGCATTTTCTGTGTCAATATAGACTATTATTCCTCCCATTTTCTGTGTCGTTCTAGCAATCTGTGTTGCTATGTGTGACTTTCCAATTGAAGGCGGGCCAAATATTTCTATAATTCTGCCCTCTGGTAGACCACCATCCTTACGGTTTGAGCAAATGTAATCAAGAAGTTTTGATCCAGTTGATATCCATCGCTTGACGTGTGTAGGTGACTCGTCAAGTTCAAGATTGTACGCTACCTTGGATCCGTGTTCTTTATTGAGAGCCTTTATTAGGTCTGCTGTAAAGTCTTGGTTTGACATTTACTCTCCTGGTAATGTTTAAAACAGCCGCAACATATCTAAACGATTTGTCGAACTATTGAATCTTTATTCCTCATCGATTAGATCTGCAAATGCCTCATCGATGCTACTGTAGCTCTGTGATGTTGACACATCCTTTGCTTCACTCAGTGATTCACCTGTGTCATCGTCATCATCATCCTCATTGAGCCAGTCATTTATGATCTTTGAAAGTTCATCATAGGACTTGCACTTGTATGTCTCGCCGAGATCTGGGATGTTATCTGACCACTCTTTGGCCTGAGAAGAATCATCAGATAGTGATGATTGCTTTCCTCTCGGCCTTACCTCAGTCATAGCCCACATTCTGCCTGGCTGCTTTGTGCATGTGACCTTGATATCTCTTCCCGTATCATGATCTGTGATATCTCCGTAGTCCTCATCTAACATGAGACCAAGAAGTGCCTGATACACAGTCTTTCCAAATCCCCAGATCTGGACTCCCTTTTCCTCTTCTCCTCGAACGATCACCGGTGCGTATGTGCGCATCTTGGGATAAAGCTTCTTTGCAAGCTCGTAAGACTCCTTTGATCCATCATCTCGAAGCTTATTGATAAGCTCTTGAACGGGATCAGACTCACCAAATTGGTGTGGTGTCAATAGACCCCGCTCGCTTCCGATATTATAGTAAAACCACAGCTCTTTAAATGGCTGACCGTCATTGTCAGCAAAGGAAAGCAGACGAACTGTATGCTCCTCTCCCTCTACAGGTCGCCACATCAGCGACTTATTACGATTATTTCCACTCAACCTTTCAAGTTTCTTACGAATTGCATCAAAATCAAGACTCATTTTTTTCTCCAACGTTTAATTTTTTAATGTTTAGTCTTTTGTGCATTGCACATGATAATATACTTTAGTCAGAGCATAATGTTCAATTTATTTTTTGCCTCTATTGCGTCGCTTGTTTCCTTTTCTCTGGGAGCTTTTTTTAGAGCCTTTGGCGAATTTTTCAGCAGCTGTGTATATTAAGCCCGGATCATCAACGGGCTGGCCACCATAAGCTGCTGCAGCTTTTCTAACCCTATCAATATACTGTTTGCGTCCTGTATCTCTTCCCTTTGCGTCTGTTCCAAGTCTTGTCACAGGACCACCGCCCAGCGCAGAGGCACCAGAGAACTCAGCTATCTCTTCATCGTCTTTTTTATTTTTTTTTTTGATCGCTTTGCCTCGTCGAGAATGCCTCTCACAAACTCTCTAAGATCACTCTCTGACATTGCGCGTGGATGATATGTGGCGATTCCATCATCAGTC